ATCAACTGTGCTCTTTTCGGAGAGTTTATACGCCGTAGCGTCACAGATGAGCCCAAATTGGTAATTACCCAAAGGAAAACCAGTGGATCTACCGCACTTGACTGAACCAAAGTCAGCGGTAAGCTTACCAAGCCCGATCGAATGGTACATCGATACGTGGCGTTTCCCTTCTTTCAATGACGGGGCGTACAGACCGAGGAGCAACTCTTCGGTAGTATACTGACGTCTGTTCAAGTACGGAATCCCATAGCCGCCATGCGACAAAGGGAGATGACGAGGGATCCAGGGATCCAACTGGTCCCGAACGCACTCAAGTGCCGACTCGTACAACGTTTCGCGAACGCCATAATCGCCGTCCCAATCGAGAAGAAGCTTCTCAATCCGGACGCCGATGCTGCCGTGCGACTCGTTGGACTCAGCACTGAGGGGATCATCACGATCACCAGAGCGTTTAAGACCGAGCATCAAACCGTAATTGACAAAGGGAATGAGTATGTCCGATTGATCACGTCCAAATCGACACTCCCCAGAGGAGAATGAGCGATAAGAACGATGAGAACAATCGTACATCGTGGAATTCATCACGTAGAAGTCACGGCTTCGATAAGTCTTGCCGACCGAGGGCGTCAAACCGACGCTCTTGGCCTGGTCCGACCAGTTCGAGTAGCCATGATCGTTCGTCTGAAAAAGGCAATCATCGCCGTTAATCAGACAACGAACTTCCCACGGATGAACAACGTCAGGGTAGACGGAATTCCAGATAAGTGCAAAGTTGACTAAGCACAAAATCGGAAAAGACGTCGGAGAACCCATCAGTTGACCACGTGCCTGCGGTTGGGCAAACTGCAAGCAACTCTTAGCAATGGTCCCATCAAAACGAGGATCTCGCCCCGCGGCGACCGCGTCGTTCCAAGAGTTTTGGAAGACGACGCGCCCGTCGTGGACGTCACCGTCCATTTTGATCGAGCGATCACGCATGTACCAATGGCCTGTAAGAGATTCCTCAAACAAGAGCCGCATGTCGTCGCTGAGACCGAGAACGTCCGAGATAAAGTGCGTAGCAGCAAAAGAAAGCTCTATCGCCAAATTATCAGTCGCCGCCTTATAATCTCCTGAAACCCAGTAGTTGTCGTTCTCGAGCGCACCAAGGCGCTGTCGAACCACATCCGGATTAATCGGTTGATTAATAAGGAACTGCTTCTTTGCAGAGACTGCATCGAAGAGTAACCGCTGCAACGGCTTCAAGGCCGTATATGTGTAAGCTGGACCTTTCGTCACAACTCGCACTTTAAGCGGTTCAGGCAAAGCCTGGGGACAAACGAATTTTGGCTCCCTAACGGCTGCGGACACAATTTCCTCCCAAACTGCACGACGCGCAAACGCACCGACAATTGACCACCGAACATAGTGGAGGGCATCGTTCTCCATGATCTCGTCGTCAGACGGATCATAAAGTTCGATGTTTTCGGGCTTTTCCAACAGCTCGAGAACGTGTCTTTGCTCCGCCAAGAGCAGACCTAAAGCACCACGCCCTTTGCGATCACATTCGATGTGAGACGACGACGAAGGCCACAAGAACGTGGCATCGTCAAGTCGTCGGCCTCTAAAGACCCACGCAATCAATTTTTGCAGTTTCGCTTGAACTTCACCAATCACAACCTGATCAGAGGGTTGACGCTCGATGGGAGTCGTCATCGTACGGTACGCCTCGTTGGCAGTATCGACAACTTCCTGGGCAGTTGGCCGAGG